GCTGCTGATATTTCGCCCGCGCGTGCGCGCGACTCCTCGTGCTGGAGGTAGTCCTCAATCGCATCCGCGACGCGCAGGCTGTGAGCCGGGTCCAGATACACCGAGCCAGCGCGGTGCGCGGATCTGTGGTGCTCCAGGTAGACTTCGGCTTCGGCGCGCGCCTCGAATTTGCGTTGCTTGCCTCCGTACCGGCGCGCGTCGGCGTAATAGAGTTGGCCTCGTTTCCTGATCATGTGTCCCTCCTCAATTTCTAGTTACAACGTAATATCTGTAACTAACAGTGACAAGAGCGACCTACGCTTTTTTGCGTGATTTTGCCTTTTCGTGATTATTTCGTGATCGGGCACAAAAAAAGGACTTAGCCAAACTGCTAAGTCCTTGATTTTATTGGTTGCGGGGGCAGGATTTGAACCTGCGACCTTCAGGTTATGAGTGAGATCATACCCGAAAAAACAACCAAGGCAAAACAATCACTTAGCAGCTAAACCACGAAAAAACGAGGCCGTGCTTGCGATTGAAGCGTACAAGCGACTACGGGCAATTGCAATAACATGCTGGCGACTGCGAGCATTTTCGTGATTATTTCGTGATCGAGCCTGTAGGTCACAGTGTCGCCGCGGCGTCTTCCGGTCCTATCCCCGCAGCATGACCTGTGCAAGATCTTCAGCCCGCCGCGGCACCTGCTTGGCCCACCGGGAATCGAGCATCTGGTCGTGGGCTTCCTGCCAGTCGCCTGATCGGATCGCGGCCAAGGCTTTCCTAAACTGCACCACGCCCCCGACCCCGACATTGTACGCCCAGGACAGCATCGCCCGCTGCCGCGAGGCATCCAGGTCGCGCCACCACGCAATGTGGTGATCTAGCTGCCGCTCGACTTCCGCGATGTCAGCGTCGAGCAGCATGAACGCCTCGGCCTCGCTGATGCCTCGGGCTGCGGTGAGCAGGCGACCGACGCCGATGGTCGGGTTGCCAAGGAGCGTGTCGCCGGCCTCGATCGGCTTGCCCGTCGCGTCGTCGTAGACAGCGAGGCGCAGCCCCTCGTGGCTTACGAGTTCTTTGATGAGCGCCGGTCGGCTGAATAGCTGCGTCACTTCCGGCCCAGACGGTTTCTGATTAGATCGCGAACGCCGAACGACGCGGCGAAGACCGTGATGATAAGAACTTGGAACCATTCCGGCGCAGCCTCCAAGCCGCGCAATCCAGAAAGAGCCCACGCCTGGGTCCACGGCAGGAAGACGAGGGTCAGCACGACGACCGCCCAGATCGTCAGAAGTTCGTCTTTCCAGGAGTTCGCGCTGGCCCGCGCCATGATCTGGTCCCAGTCTATGTCGGCGGTCGCCTTCTTCGCCTCGATTTCCAGCCGCGCGGTGTGCTTCGCCTCCGCGATCTCGGCCCGCTTCTCGAACCAGCGCGTGCCCGCCTCGACAACCTTGCCGATCACGGGACCGCCCAGCATCTTGAATAGCATATGCAACATCTGGTCTAGCCTTTCATCTCGGTGACCGTCCAGCGCGTGACCTGGGCGAGCGGGTAGTAGGTCACCTCGCCGGTCAGCGCTCTCACTTCCAGGACCGTGTCGCTCGCTAGGATCGCCCAGTCGGTCGGCGCCGCGACAAGATGCACGTCGATCGTGTCTTCGCCGATCTCGACGCGGATCATTTGCAGATTCGGCTTCATTCGACCAGCGCTCTGATTTCTGGGGACATGGGGCCGGAAAATTCGATGGTGTGTGTCGTGACGTAGGCCGTCACGACGCCGAGTTGCCGCTGCAAGTCGCTGCGAGGGCGATTGATGCGCGACGGCGTCTTGCGACCCCTGTTAATTCGCTGCTTGTCGCTCTTTGCGTCGACGAGAAAAACGTGGCCGTCTGGATGCACAGCCGCAATGTCGACGGGGCCGCTACCGCGAAACTCTTGCGTGTAGATCAGCCAGCCGCGCTCAATCAGATGCAGCGCAACGCGCGCCTCGGAGTGAGCGCCAAGCTGATGCCGGTCGCTAATCCTCTGCAATATGCCGCGCGGCTCTGATGCGAACGTAGAGCAGATAGATGCCGCCGAGCGCGACGACCGCGTTCGCGATTAACACGACGAGCGACAGCGCGTCGACGGTGAATTGGTACGCCATGCCCGCGGTGCCGATTGCGGTCGCCGCACTGCCCACGATATTGTCGCGCATCAGATTTCGTCCCCGATTGTTATTTCCCGCACCCAGCCGGTGCCGGTTGCGATGATCTGCGGTGGCGCGGCGCGGTTGGCTTGCATGTAGATCAGTTGCCAATCACCACGGTCGTCGAACGTCACGACGATGACCGACGTGTCGGCGAGGACCATGCGGGTCGATGCGTCCCGCTGCTCGAATTGCGTGCCGGTGCCGACGACGCACAACAGATCGGGTTGGCCTTGCGGCGACATGAAAAAAGAAAACGCGCTTGTCTTGCTTGCGGTGATCGCGACCCACGAGCCGCTGGTTCCGTCGACGCCATGCTCGACAAGTCGCTCGCCCAGGTTCGCCGCTACCTGCAACAGCGCCGGGCGCGGGGCACACTGCTGCGCTGCGGCAACAAAAAAGCCCGCCGAGGCGAGCCAGATGATTGCCGCGAGCGCCAGACGTCTCATCGCTGCTGCCGATCGTTAAACAGCGCAAACAGCGCCGCGACCTTTTCCTCAAGCACCCGCACCCGCACCAGGATCTCGGCGCGGAACGCGACAGCGACAGCCGCTACCGCGATCACTCCGGAGGCGATCGGCCACAAGTCGACTAGGCCGGCCATTACGCGGCTGGCTTCGTCGGCCAGACTACATCGGCTGGACTTGAGAAAGTCTGGGGTACGTCACGCAAGGATTGTCGGTATGCCGCCTCTGCCGCCGACATCGCGCGATCTGAAACTGCCCACCAATCTGTAGATTTAAGAAGCGCATCACGCTCACCACGAATACCAGCCCACGTTGGTGCAGGAGGCACGTAGTCAGCAATCGTGACGCCGGGGTTGTCCTCTTTGAACTTCTCCGCAGGCGGATTGTGAAACTCGCCGTTGGCAAGTTCGTAGCCCACGTAGGTGTGGGCCGCGTTTGTGTATCTGATGTTCAACATATGTCCGCCCCTATAGTTCCGCGCTGAAAGCAATCCAACCACCGGCAGTGCCGTCTGATCTGACAGACGTTCCTTGCCCTACTGTGCTTCCGCTCGCCACCGTAAATGACACCTCGGCCCCGTAGTAGGAGCCTCCCAAGTTGCCTGAAACTGCCGTAGTATCAACAAGGCTGGCCCCCTGACGAATCTTGAAATCATTTACCGCGCTGACCGAAAGCACTGCGGAATTGTTGATCCGCATTGCCACCGGGAAGTCGATATGGACGAGGGCTTGGGTTGTGGATATCCACTCGCCCGACCCGATTGATATTGCGTTGGTATTTTCTTCTGTGCTGCGCCAGTAATACCGCAGACACTTCGCCAGCGTCGTCCCGTAGTCCTCATGCTCAAAGTCCGTGGCGACGCTGCCGACTTCGAGTTGAACGCCGGTAATGTAGAAATTGTTGGCGGTGTTATCTAGGAGGTTTTGCTGGTTACTGGTGGAGAAGCCCGTCCCCGCCGCCCATGCGTCTGCTGTGTCGTGGTAGTTTGATCCGACATGCAGGGGGAAAGAAACCTCAAGCCCGCTGCCGTTGTCGTTGTTAATCGTACCTGCCGTATCACCGGGGAAGGTGACGGTAAACTTTTCCCAAGTATCAACACTGGTAACCGTGACTTCACGAACATAGCTTTTGTTGGCGTCCCTCTGGTACATGGACACGCAGTGAGTGCCATTCTTGGGTGACTTCATCCACCAACTCAGAACAAGCGTTTTCGCGCCAGCCGCTCCATAGTCTAGGTGTTGAAGATTTTGAGCCTCAATCCTTTGAGTGATTAGTTCTGCCTCGTTTACCGCCACGGCTGCTTCGGCTGTGGTACAGTCAACCTTTAGCGAGTACCCAAACTCTGAGCCAGCGGGAACGTCGGTGTCCTGAGAAGTTGTGAAGCGAGCCTGTTCACCACCGTTTGTTAGCTGCATTTGCCAACGGTCGCAGGCTGAGTAGGCGCTTGATGTCCCGCCCTGTCCCGTCTGCGTCCCCCGCTGTGAGACCGTCATCGCGCCGTTGATTAGTAAGTTCTTCGCGGTCGTCGGGTTCGAGCCGTAGCGCCAGACCTCAGTCCCACCGACCGCAACGCCAACTGTGTCGGCTGCGGGGAAAAAGATTCCGGTATTGGTGTCGCCGGTGTTGGCGAGCGCTGGCGCGCTGCTAGATCCATCGGCCAGGGTCAGGACGCTGGCTGAAGGCGAGGTTAGCACTGTCGTCCCGGCGTTCATGTCGGCCAGGTCAGCCATCAACTCGCGAATTGCGTTGTTGATGCCGGACGGCGCGCAGCCCTCGTCGATGTTTACGCTTTGAATATCGGTGTTGCTCGCGGCGGTGGCCGAGTAGTCCGCGATCGCGTTTTTTGCCATTGGTATCCTCGCACAAATAAGCCCGCGCTAGGCGGGCTGGTCGGTTAGTGTTTTCTGTTGGTTAGAGAGTGCCGAGTAGGCCCGTCACCTGCGGCCCCAGTATCGTCTGTGCTGGCGGGCCACCCTGCTGTCCGCCAATTAGTCCGAGTGCGGCAGGGTCGAATACCGGGCGAGCAAGCATTGACGTGATGCCTGGAAGTACTGCCGATAAGCGTCGCTTGCCGAGAGAAGTAAGAATACGCTCCACTTTTTTAGGGTCAGCCTCGGTCAGCATCTTTGCCAACTGCTGTGCAACCGCTCTTTCTCGGCTCTCAGCAACACCGGAGATATCGCTGCGGATGATGCGCGTAACTGCGTCAAAAATACTGCTTGGCGGCGTCGAGCCTTCTGCTACGGCCTCGCGAATGCGAGCGACAGCTTCTTGCCTTGCGGCAGTTCGACTGTTCCCAAGCACACCGCCGAAGGTGTCAGCCATGTCGATTTCTTTTTGCAGGTTTCGCGTGAACTCTGCGAATTGTTTGTCGCCCGCTTCCCCCGGCTCAAAAGTAAGGCGTAGAAGTTTTTTCTTATTCTCAGTCTTTAGTAGATTGCGTGCGATGTTGGCATCTTCGACCGAATTTTCGACGGCGTCTATGATCGCGCTCATCGCTCCATTGCGGTACGCCTCTGCTTCGGACTTACTCCATTTGCGCATCTGCAAAGACAGGTCTTCTGGGTTCTGTCGTAAGATTGACCGACCCTGTTCCATTGCATCAATGACTGATGATTCACCGGCCCAGAAGTCTCGCGCTCTCTTGTACGCTTTGTTCTGTCCGTCGATTTCATCGAGAAACCTGTTCTTCAGAGCAGTCAACCCTCGACGTTCAGTCGCGCCTATTCCAGTGGTGAAGACATCGCCTATCTCATCATCAAGGCCCATCTTGATGTAATGCAGGAAGCGTGTGTTGACTGCCTTCACCTCGTCACCGTCAAGCAATAGCTTGCCTTCTCTGACGATAATGTTGGGCAACTTCAGACCGTCTAGTTCAGCCAAGCGGGCCGCACGGGCTACAGCATTTTGAGCGCTTGTAGTCCCAAGCACATTGATGATGCCTGGCGTGACTTCGATGTCTTGCTTATGCGCAATTTTGTACAGCTTGTCGCCGACCTGATTTCGCGCAGCAAACATAGCCGCGTAGTCTTCAAAGAACGCGCCGCGCTTGCCCAAGATTTTTCTGAGAGACCCGGTAATCCTGCCTGCCTTGCCTTTGCTGCGATCACGCAAGAATTTCATGGCTTCTGACTTACCCGGCCCCGGCATGACACCTGCGGCGTCGAGGAGGGCGCGAGGGTTCTCGCCAAGGTCTGCCAGCGTGTAGGGCAATCCAGACGCTTCTAAGAATTTCTCCATCGCGTCGTCGGTCGTGCCCAGCCCATCGTCCTGCAACGCTTCGCGCAGCATTTTCTGAGCGGTGCGGCGACCAAATCTTTGAGGCGTATCGATCGCAGCAGATACGCCTCGCGCCATGCTGCCAATACCACGCCTCGCAATTTCGCCAGCCGGGGCCAAAACGCCACCCACGACACCACCCCCGACTGCACTCGTAGCACGATTGCCAAGACCACCCTCACCTGCGCCGAAGCCTTCCGCAGCGCCTGCCGCCGTACCAACGCCGACTGCTCTGCCGATTGTGGGGACTTGGCGCACAACCTGTCCGCCAGTGCGCCCCAGAGCCGACTGGCCCAAGCCAGGGATGAGTGCGGTTGTGAGGGCGCCCGCGGCTTGGGCGCCCATAGACTTGAGCGGGTTTTCGGCAGCGTAGTTCTGCATGCCGCGGCGCTCTTGCGCGAGGTTCATTTCGTAGGGCGAGACATCTTCTGAGATGCCAGCTTTGCCAGCAAGCGACTGTATCGGGTTGTTACTGAAATACCTGCCGATCCACGAATCAAACGCCGCAGCAACTTCGTCGCTAAATGAAGCGGTAGCGCCTTGCGCGTATTGCTGCGCGAGCGTGCCGGTTTCGGTGCTTTGCAGCGCCTTGAGCATCTCCTTACCTTTTGAGTTCAAGGTTGGCGCTTGCTCTAGTTGGCGTTGCAGATCATTCATCGCCGCGACGATGTCTTTAATCTCTGCCATCAAGGCTATCCTTAATCGTGGGCTTTAATTGGTAAACTCGTCGATAGAGCTATTTGGACCATTTTGCTTGGCGGCACTCATCGCTGCGCTCGCCTCTGCGCGCAGTTTCGCAACGACATCATCGCCAAACAAATCTGGTCTTTGCGCCCGCACAGCGGCTCTTGCTTTTGCAGCCCCCATCCGAACCTTGTATGGGTCTTCCGACAGGTAGTTTTCGCTAATGTAGTCTTGCTCGGCCTGATCAAGCGCCATTTTTCTTTGCTCTTGCAGCGCAACCATTTTCAGCAACACCATATTGCCTTGAGGCGTTTTGCTAAGGTCTGCCATTGAGCCTTTGACAAATCTGAGATCGGCGTCTGTTGGATTAACGCCCAGCATCTTGACTTGAGGCAGAATGATCGTGTTGAGGGTCGCTGCAAATTCTTCACTGTTGGCGATGGTGTTCAACATTTCTTGGCTTGCTTCTGGGTTGATCCGCGCTAAAAGGCGCTGCACCCCAACAACCACTGGCTGCCCAAAACCTGTCGCCAAACCATCTTCAAGCAAATTGATTAACGGGTTGACCTTTGAAATCAGGTCGTTTGAGGCGTCGATGCCAGTTACCGTTTTTTCAAAAGCGTCGACGAGACCCTGCTCCCCTTTAGCACCAGTGCTTAAATTGACAGTAGTGCCGGTCGACGACATGGCGTTTTTGTAAGCGTCTTCGTAAGACAGGCCCGCTCGTATGCCAGCGGCGATCTTTGCATCAATCGCCGATGGCGTGGCGGGCTTGATCGACGCGATAGAAATAGCGTTGGTAATGGCTCGCTGCCGCCGCGCATCCTGCAACGCCTGCTGCCGCGCCATCTCTTGAGAGCGTAATTGCAGCGCTGCGCCAAGCCCCTGCCCCAGCGTGGTGGGCGTGGCGCTGTAGCCGCCCTGCTGGAGCAGCGCGCCAGCCGCCGCGAAGTTAGCCTGCGAGCGCGGATCGTTGAACGATGTGCCCAGCAACCCCGGTGGCTGTGGCGTGGGCGCAGCAAGCATCTGCATCAACGGCGCCAGGTTCATGCCGCCCATCTGCACGCCAGCGGGTGCGACTGCGGCGGGGGCAGGCGCAGCCGGAACAGGCGCGACCGGCGTCGGACGCCGCATAGCCGCGCTTTGGATCGTGTTGCTGATTGCCGAGATCGGCACGCCGCGGGGGAAACTCATGCGAAACCTCCCAGCAGGCCGCCACCGATTGCGCCAAACAGCGGCCCGATGCCTGGCACCAGGCTACCAAGCTGCGCGCCGCCAAGCGCGCCACCCAGGAAGCCTGCGCCGGTGTTGCGGAAAACAGGCTGCGTGCCCGTCGAGCCGAAGGTGCCGCCACGCACCGCGGTCAGATAGTCCGCGAGCTTCTGTTGCGGCCTCATCTGCTCATACTGATATCGAGCGACTTGGTCTTGCAGCTCTGCGCCCGCCTGCGCTTCGCGCGCAGCGCCAACCGCCTGCAACCTCGCGAGGTCGGCGAAATCAAGATCGGCCATCTGCGGAGCAATCCGAGACGCCGCATCCTGTCGTGCCCGCTCTTGCTGGTAGTTCTGGTACGCAAGCTGCCCGGCAGTATCGGCGAGGTTGCGCGACAGCACGTCAGTGTATGCGCCGCTCCCCAGCCGTCCGCTACGCGCAAACTGCGAGTTGACTTGGTCGGTCACCGCGCGGAACGCGGGGTCGAGCGCCTGCTGGAGAAACGGGTTTTGCCCGAGGAACTGCCCGCCGAGGACGTTCTGCGTGTAGCCTTGAGCAGATTGTGTAAGCGGAGATCCGGCAAGCGCGCGGTCGCGCGCCATGCTCAACGCCCGCTGCGTCTCAGGTGCCATGCCCACGACTGTCGACCCGGGGTAGTACTCCGGCCCCTGCGCATCGTATAGGCGCCCGGCTTCCTCCAAGCCGCGCGTGTAAAACGGCTTGATAAATTCAGGCACAGACGATTGCGTCTGCACTGTCTTGGTGCCGCCCTTACTCATCTTGCAATCTCCTTCGTCAGCAGCACGGCTGCCGGTCGATAGTCAGTTAATTTCCTCACCCAGCCTTTACGCCCGATCACCTCGGCGCGCGTGCATCCGTAATTCTCTTTTGCCCACCGCGTCACGAGCGGCTCGGCCTCAAGCAGTTCATCGAGGTTGCCGCCAGCCAGCCAGAACCGCACGCTGCGGCCAGCCGGATAGCTGACGATCTCTGTCACGATGACCGAATCGTGAAGCGGCCAGAACTGCGCGTCTCTCCGCTCGATCGCGGCCCACACGTCCGCTGGCGTGTGCGTGTTGCCCGCGTGCGCCAGCGCCGCCTCGATGTGCGGCGTCAGGCGCTCGAACTCATCCGACCACGATGTATGCAAAGTCGCGATCCGTCTGCGCGTTGTTCGCGTGCGTCAGCGTGAACGACTGTTTCGCCCGCGCGGAGATGTACATGCCGCCGGCGCCAACCTCTGCCGCGGCGTTGGCGGTGAGCGGCGTCAGCAGGATCACGCTTTCCGGCCCCGCACGGTAATCAGTCACGCTGGTCGTCGCCTGATTTGCGGTCAGCGTGACCGTGCCGGTGTTGTTAGCCCGCCCGTCAAGTAGCCCATTCACCACTTCGGCAACCTCGCGCGGGCTAGGCGCGGGTTGCAGTCTGCGAAAGTTGAAGTCTGTCATCGCAAGCCGCGCTGCTGCACCACCGCGTCGTAGCCCTGGAATGTGTCGAAGTCGCTCACGCTAAACTTGACCTGGTGAAACCGACCGCTCGACCGCAGCGGAATAAAGTTTTCGCTGTTGACCGCCGCCGCCGAGCTATAAGTCTGCGCGTCAAACGGGCGCGCACGGCTCGCGACCTGTGCGGTCACAGTCGGAGCAGTCGCCGCTGCTTGGCGATCGAGGTAGGGCTGCACCTGCGTCAGCAACGAGGCGCGGCCAGGCGTGAACTCAAACTCGCCAGTCTCGATTGTTGCTGTCAGATTGCTGCCGCTATATATCTGGATCTTGTTGTTGCGCCCGCCACCAAAAAGGTACTCGCCACCGACCCACACGACGTCATCGAGCGACGGCGTCAGCGCATCAAGCGATGAGTTGACGTTGTCCAGCCCCTCAAGCGTGTAGCTTGGCGAGAAAAATGGAGCGACTAAGTCGTGTGTCTGGTCGATGCTCGACCAGCGGTCGATCTGGTAGTTGTAGACCAGGAGCTTAGTTGGCGTGCCGCTGCCGCTCTTGACCGGGTAGCCCCAGACGACGAGCTTGTTTGCCGGGTCAACCGCTGCCGACAGTCGATGAGCCTTATCGCGATCAAACTCGTCGAAAAATGTGCGGTCAACTTTCTCGCTGCCGATCGCCTTCGACGAGTTGCCGTCGAACAGATAGAAGCCATCGCCCGCGAGATAAAATACAAACGGCCCGACGTTGCACACGCTGCCCGGGTACGGGCAGCCGCGCGATGTTTCGACTTTGTCGAACTGGAAGATCAACGGAGAGCCAACGTAACTCATCCGCACGATGCCGCGCTCGCACAGCACCGTGCCATACTCGCCGCCAACCACGCCCGTCACGTTGCCGAGGTCACTGATGTCCTGCACATCGGCCTGGCTTGTTCCGACCGTCCACGCAGTCGCGTCGTCTATGCCACTCCAGCGGATACGGCGCGGGTAAGTCGTCGCGCCATAGGTGACGTAGCCGGTGACTACGAAATCACGCACGACCGCGAGATAGCGTGCCGCAGGAGAGCCCGTGAGGTCGGCGAACAGCGACGATGTGCCGATCTCGTAGCTTTGCAGGATGTCGCTGGTGCCGTGCGCCGCAATAACGCGGTCGCCAAATTGCACGAACCTCCAACGATCAGTGGAGCCTAGCGTGTAGTTGCCCGCCTTCGACTTATTGTCCAGCGCAGTTGTTGCGCTGTTGTAGAGGTAGAGCTTGGTTTCATCGCCCGCGAACAAGTTGTTCGTCGCGTCCGATCCCTTCGCAGCATAGATGCCGCGCAGGTATGCGTCAGCCGCGCCGCTGTAATCCGACATGGCTTTGAAGGACTTATAGCCCGCAGCCACGGGCACCACGTTGGTCGCAAGCGTGACGCCGGGGTTGTTGTAGCTTGGCTGGTCTGGCAGCCACTCGCCAAACTTATTCATTGCAAAGCCCAAGTCTGAGCGCCCGCTGTCTGCTCGGTCCAGGTGTCGCTACCCGCCGCAATCACGGCCCAACTTTCGCCAAGCGCATAGCTTGTTGTCGTCGTCGTGAATGTAAGGATTGCCGAGCCAGCCGCATCCATGACTGCAAATGCATCGCCAGTTGTCGTCGCGAGAACAGACACGGCGTCTCCAGACATCGTAACAAGCGAGAACGCCTGGCCGGTGACTGTGAACGTCGCGCTTGCCGAACCGCTCGGCAGTTGAATGCGCAGTACCGCGCCGCTCGTTGTAAACGCTGGCGAGATGCTGCCAGATGCCAGCGCGACCCTATTCGCAGAACCCGTCGTCGTCGTCGCAAGTGCGGCGGTCCCCGCGACGTCGAAAACACCAAAGGCCGAACCGCTCGGCGTGAACGCGCTGCTGTCGCTCGCCTCTGCGTAGCGCAGCGCGCTTGTCGTCCATATTGCGTTGTCGAGACTGTAAGCGAGGCTGTCGAGCGTGCCCCAAGCGTCTAGGTCGTCGAGGCCCGGGCCAACAATATCGGCGGGCATTTATTAGTCGAGGCTAATCGTGATCGAGCCAGACGCGACCTTCAAGATATCGTTGGTCGCAATAGTCTTCGACGCCGTAAACGATCCATGAAACAGCAAGTTGCCGCTCGTGGACGCATCGTAGATGCCCCAGTGACTGACTGTGCCCCACGAGCCTGTCGCGGCGTCAAACTCCACCGCAGCGTTCGTTGCAGCGGAGCCGCTACTGGCGGCAGCGAACGTCATTGCCTTGCGGCTGTAATTAGATCCACTGAGTTCAGTGCCGCTATTGTCGTCGGCGAAAGACCCCGTTGAGAGAGCGAGATAGAGCCCAGACGGCTGCGTGAACGCGGTCCCGCCAAGCGTGTGATCGAGGAGCTTGTTCTCCAGATAGTTCGATGCGCTCATCGCGTGTATTCTCCGTAAAATGTAGCCTTCATCTCAAGCCCGCCCGATGGATGCCGTGCGGCTTCCTCGCTGCGGTTGATCTCGTCCATCGCGACAGTCGTCAGGCCGTCGAAGTAAGACGCGCGCTGCTCGTCCATCAGGTAGCGATAGGCGGCGGCAAGCGTCGCGTACAGATACGCATCCGGATATCGCGTCAGCACGGTGTTGGTCGTGTTGCTGCCCGAAAGCGCGGCGAGACCCTCGGCGTACACGAGTTCAATCGTGTAGGTCGTGTCAGGAATCGGGCGCACCGCGATTTCGCTACCCATGACCGTGTACGCGCGCGGCTTCGCCTGCCCGCTGTTTGGGTATGCGCTGTAGAGGTCGCCTGGCGTCATAAACTCCAGCACAACCCGCGGGTCGGTGTTGAGGCGCACGAGGCGGATGCTGCGCAGATCAGTCGGCAGCGTCACATACTCGTCGCCCGCGCTGGTGGTGGCGGTGGCGCGCTTGTGCGTCGAGCGAGGACTTAGCTCGCGAGACAAGCGAGCCTCTGCGAGATCGATGAAGTCATCGATCGCGGACGTGAGGTCGTCGCGCGCGAGGTGGTTCGCCACCGCCGTCTTGAGGTCGCTGTAGGTTGCGAGTGCCATTGGCTACACACGCCCGCCTGTGGTGCGGAACGCCCTGTTATCGGGGTCATTAAGCCACCGCTTCCACGCCTTCATGTTGTCGCGGGGCTGACCAAATCTCTTGAGGAGGTCGTAGTAGATCACGCTCGGAATTTCGGCGATCTTCTGCTGGTGCCGCTGCGTGTTGCCGATCATGGCGCCGCGACGCCATTCTTTTTCTTGCGCCTTTGCGCCCTCGACGATGGGCGTCGTGTCCTGCTCAGTGAGAATAGACAGACCATCTACATCGTCCGTCAGCCAGGTCTTTTTCTTGGTGATCGGATCGAACGAAATCAGCTTCTTGTGCATTTGTTCTCCAAGCAAAAAGGGGCGACCGAAGTCGCCCCTTTCCGTCGTCAGGCTCTGCTAGCTGGACTAGCTGGTCGAAAGATCAAGCACGGCGCCGTGAGCCTTGGGCGCCTTGTTGATGAGCGTGTACTCGGACACGATCGCGAACTGCGTGTTGTCGCCGGTCGGCGCAACGTCGCTCACCGAGAACATGCGACCCGGCAGGTGACCGATCGAGTAGTAGTCACTGTCGAGCAGGAAGATGCGATCGTTCGCGATGAAGCGATCGATGACGACGTTCAACTGGCCGAAGTCGGTCAGGTAAAGCGACACGCCACCGATGATCGCAATCTCGCGCGGTGCGGTGTACTGCAACTGCGCAGTCGCCACCGATCCGGACGACAGGTCCGAGAACGCAACCTTGTTCGCCGGCGATACGACCATCATGTCAGGCTGCCCACCATCGGTGTAGCAATCCTCCATGACCGAGTCGATCTTCGGGAGCGTGAGCGCGGCGTTGGTGCCAGCACCGTCAGAGGTGTCGGTGCCATCGCCGGTCGGCGTAGTGGACGGAGCCACGAGAGACACGTTCGTCATCCACGCCGGGAACGCCGCAATCTTGCGCGGGTCGCTCGACGCACGGGCTTGGTCAACGGTCAGCGACTTTTCAATGTCGCGGCGCTGCTCGATGCCCTTGATGACTTTGACGTATGCAGTCTCACGATCGCGGCCCGCCTTATCGACCGCGTCGAGAGTGTTCGAGACGCTCGCAGCCTGCACGGCGATCTGGTGGTAGTTCCCGAGACGCGACGTCGCGGACGGGTTGACAAACGAGTAGGACGCACCTTCCGCAACGTAGTTAGTTGCGGATGCGGCAGCGAGTTCCTGTACCTGCCACTCGTGAAAAACGCCCTTCGTGACTTCCTTCTTGGCGTTGGAAAAGATCGGCGTTTCGTCGGGGTCGATGCGCGAAATGACGTCGGAGAGGTCTTCTCGCTCGCCAACCGCGTCTGAAGTTTTGAACACAGCCATCTGCGTTGCTCCTAGGTTTTGTTGAGTAAGTATTCGACAGCGCTATCGACGCTGCCTTTCTTCGCGAAACGCTCAAAAGCCCTTCGCTGATTGTCGGAGGCGACTTGCTTTCGCGTCTTCGGCTGCCCGCCCTTGACCATCTTTTTAGCCGCGGCGACTTTTTTCTTCACAGCAGGAACCTGTGTCTTGAGCAGCTCATCGTACAGATGAGCCTTGCGCAGTATCTCGATCGCTCGGCTGTCGCTGGCCTGCGACAACTCAGCATCCGAGAACCCCACACGTTTGGCGTATGTAACAATGGCCTCTTGTTCCTTGCGCCGAACATCGGGATCGCGCCATTCAGGGATGCGGTCAAGCAACCGCACGTTTTCCTGTTGCACCTTCTGCGAAAACAACTGCTGCTGCTCGGCGGCTATCCGCCGCATCGCTTCAGCACGTTCAAGCTGTGCAAGTTTCTCCTGCTGGTAAGCAAAAGGGTCTTCCTCTTGCATCTTGTGAAGATCAGCCTCAGACATTTGCTGCGCCGACAAGGTGGCAGCAATCTGTTGCAAGCCATGAGCGTAGCGTTCACGCTCTTGCGCAACCGCCGTCCGCTCGGCCTCGACCTGCTTTCGCTGGTCGGCGGCCTCGGATAGGCGCTTCTGCGCGGCAGATTCAAGCTGGTAGGATTTGACCAGGTCGTCGAGAGTAACGTCCTGCTCACGCCCGTCCACCTTGACAGTGTAGAGAGTTTCAGCCTCCTCGGCCTCGACTTCCTCTACGGCGTCGTCATCATCCGCAGCGTCGTCGGCTTGGGCGACATCGTCACCGGCCTCATCTTCCACGGCGTCATCCGACGCAACTGCTTCGACCTCGTCGGTTTCAGCTTCCGGCTCCTCGGTCGCTTCGCTTGCCTGCTCGACAGGGGCTACCGCTTTTCCCAGGAGAGCCTCGACAGCGTCAGCCGTCGAGAACCTGCCAGTGCCCGAAGGCATCCCGGCTTCGTTCATGTGTCACCTTTATTTGCTTGTTTGATGCAACTGGCGCTCGGCCAGCTTGCCTGTCTCCACGACAGTCGTGAGGTGCTGCTTCACCGCGCGAAGCGACTTCAACAACACAAACAGATGCTCGCGCCCGTCGACGTCACGCGCCGGGCTTTCAGCCCAAGCGGTCGTGTACTGGGCTTCGAGAGTGTCAAATGCCTCGATCAACAGATCGTTGCGCAGGAGCGCCGCAGCCTTTGCGCCGCGATCAGCCTCCTCCCGCAGTTTGCCAGGGTTCATGCGAGCGGCACGAACCCTTGCCGGCCAAGCAGGTCAACCACTGGCGGCGTCTGGTAGATCGCGGGCCGCATCGCATATGAGCGGTTGAACGCATCGTTCAACGTAGCGAAATCTGCGAAACCCGCAGGCGCTGCGTCCAGCAGCGTGCGGCGATAGTACGGCTGCGCCGTAGCGTAGACCTGGCTGGCGGTCGGCGCGGCCACAACGACAGGCAAAGGCACAGGATCTGGCACTGGCACCGGCATGACTGGCTGCATCTGCCGCAGCGCCTCGTCAATCTCTTCCTCGGACGGCGGGCTAACCGCGTCGCCAGGGAAGCCGCTGAAGGTGTTGTCTGCATACCCCGAAGTCATGGCGCCCGAAAGCAAGGGGCCGACGTATGGAAGGTTTGCCAACACCGTCTCCACCGGCATCGTTCTGCCGATCGCATTTTTGATGGCGCGCGGGCCAAGAAGCTTCAACACCGGAAGATCAAACAACGGGTCGGCATAGAGCTTGCCGCCCTCTGCCTCCCGCAGCGTGTTGAACTCAGCAGCCTGTTGCCTGCTTATCGCTTCTTTTGCCATCTCGCCATCGGGAGAGAACAGCGCAGGCTCAGACGCGCCAATCGTTGCTTGATCCGCCTGGTTTGCAAATGCGTTGTAACCGAGTGGCGCAAGGCTGTCGTAGGTCACCATGCCCTGCACGGTCGGATCGACAGATACGTCGGTGCCCGGCACCGTAATCCCGCCGTAAGCATCAAAGCTCGCCGGATCAACGCCCAGGCCGATACCCAGCGACGCGACGTCGCCACCACCAAAACTCATCTCTATGCCCTCGGCAGATTGGCGCTTACAGGATTGCCAAGCTGCACGCTCTGCGCCCGCAGCGCCAACTCAGCTTCCAACTCCTGCTTGCGCAGTTCGAAATCAAGCCGCATTTCCTCCTGCTTCAGCGCGATCTCGGCCTGCATCTTCTCGCGCTTCAGCGCGATCTCGGCCTCGGCCTGCTGCCGCGCCGGGTCAGGCGCCTGCTCTTGCTGCTGCGCCTGCTGCGCCATCGCCATCTCCAACTGCGGCCCGCTGTTGAAGAATTGCGACGTATCTCTGAACCCGGCCATCTCGGCGATCCGCTTCAGCGTGTTGACATATTGACCCACGCTGACGACCGGGTTGGTGACGCCAAGCTGCTGAAGCAACTGCTCCTGCTTGCCCGCGATCTGCACAAGCATCGCCAGACGCTCCTCGTCACGCCCGTTGCCGAGCCCAACTTGGACCTCGATGTCGTAGTCGGTCGCCCAAGTCGATGGGTCCATCTCGACGAACTGGTTGCGCAGGCGCACGATCTGGGCCTGCGGCATATACTTCACAATGCACTTCAGGATCAGAGACGCGAGGTCTTTCATGCCCGTCTCTGCCATCACGCGCGCGATCATCTCGACCTTCGCCTGCGAGGCTTGCATCGTCGCGGACACAGCTGCCGCGGTGGTCGATTGGAGCACATCAGGGTCAAGCCCCATGCTGGCGGCGGACATGCCCGTGCGCTGATCGCGCACCGCGTCCATGTACTCCAGCATCGCAAACGCCTGCTGGCCGACCTGCGGCACATTCAGCGGCGCAACCATGCCCGGCGCGCGGGTGCGCACGATCCCGCCAGGCCGCGCCTGCAACAGGTCATCAAGATTTACCTGGCCCTCGACCGCCACGACGCGGGAGTTGTTTTGCAAATACAGATTGTCCAAGAGCTGCCGCATGATCGTGGACTTGATTAGCTGCACGTCCATGACCTGCTCGGCTACGCTGCGCCCGACCAGGCGGTGCGGCATCAGGATCGGCGACAGGACCGCGAACGGCACCTTGTCCCACTCCTCGTTTTCTAGAATGTGCGTTCCTTCGCCGATCGACACGACGCGGCGCAGTTCCGCGATGCCGTCGCCGTCGTAGTCGGAGTAGATGTAACCCTCGACGACCATGACCTCGCGCAGCGCCGGGTCTTTGCTCTCAAGGTTGGTGCCGCTCTCGATCTCCTCGAAGCGCTGCTGCCGCTCCTGCTCCTGGTCAAGCTCGTGGTAGCCCGCGTAGCGCTCGACCTCGTCCTGGTCGTAGCCCATCGCCACAAGGTCGCTGACCGTCATCTGCGTGCGCTGGCCCACGAACGTCGCGCTCTCCATGTCGGTCGCGCGGCGATTAAACAGGAACTCCTCTGGCGGGATGTTGTTGATGCGGATCGAGCCGTCTGGCACGCGGCGCTTGATCTTGACGTTGTAGACGACGACGGGTTCGCCCTCGTCATCTACGCCAACCTCGATGCTCTCCTGCTCGGCAATCTCGATGGCGTCGTCGTCGGTCAAGACAGCAAGCTGCGCAGGCGTCACGCCCTCGAACTCATCCTCGACGATCTTCTCGTCTTCCTCGTAGTAGACCTTGACGACGCCGATCTTGAACAGCAGGGCATCCTTGATCCAGTTGTGCAGGATGCGGAACCCAGGGTTCTGCGTCGACAGCACAAAATTAAGGTACTCAGTCGCCTGCTCGGCGCTCGCCACGTCCTCGGGCTGCCGCGGCAGGCAGCGGGCGAAGTCGCCGTTGCCGAACACGCGCATCAGCGACGGCATCATGTACTCAATCACGTCACTGACTTCGGTGGCGACGACCTGCGAGCGGCCATCGACCTCGTTGCCGAACGAATCGCCAAGGTAATACGACAGCGTGTCCACGCGATCCTGAGAGAACTCGGTGTCGTAATAATTGACGGCGTTCTGCACCTCGTTTGTGAATAGCGAGGAAAAGTCGTCGTCGTGCATCTTTGCCATTGGCTTAAACCCGCAGCGCTAGCTGCAATACTTCCCCGTCTTTACGTTCCCGCCCGGCTTGCCTTTGCCGTAGTTGCCGTTCTTCTTGCCGGTCATCTTGCCCTGCATCTTCATTTCTTCTTCCCCTTAGGTTTCTTCGCGGCAGCCTTAAACGCGGCAGCCGACGGCGCACCCGCAGACCCAGGCTTGCGCATCCGCTCGCCGCTGCCCGCTTTGATACGCTTGCGCTTGGCGTGAATGTTGGCGTAGAGGCCGGGTCGCTTTGGCATAAGTCACCACTTCTTGCACGACCAGTAGCGAGCCGAGAACTTGTCGTCCGCCGTGTCGCAGTTGTGGCGCGCGCGGAAACTTGCCCGCCGCGACGGGATTTGTTTCTTGATCGTCATGTCGGGGTCGCCGAAGCGTACCAGCTTGATGTCGTTGCCCTTCGCCGCCAACACCGCAAATTTCTTCGACGCGCCGGGCGTGCGCTTGGGCTTGTTGAAGCCTGCGAACG